AAAATTACGGAGATAAAAGAATCGATGCCAAATAGATTAATTCTCAAAAAATTGGCATCGGATACTGTGACTATGAATCAAATAAAGAATCAGATACGTAAAATGATTGCTGATGGTATCAAAATTGATTTGGTGTTATTGGACTATATTGACTGTATTCTTCCTGAAACAACTGCTAAAGATGAGTGGAAAGCGGAAGGTTCTGTAATGAGAGGATTTGAGGCGATGTGTCACGAACTTAATTTGGTTGGATGGACGGCAACTCAAGGTAATAGGTCAAGTATTTCATCTGAAGTTGTTACAACTGATCAGATGGGAGGATCGATAAAAAAGGCTCAAGTTGGGCACGTAATTATTACCGTGGCAAAAACATTACAACAAAAGGAAATGAATTTGGCTACAATAGCAATTACAAAATCTCGTTTAGGGAAAGATGGTGTGGTATTTGAAAATTGTAAATTTAATAACGAACTTTTGGAAATAGATACGGAAAGTTCAGTAACTTTCTTGGGATTTGAAGAACAACAAGAAGAAAGAAAAAGAGATAGAGTTAAAGAATTATTAGAAAAAAGAAAACAAAGGCAAGAACAACAAAATTTAATTTAAGATGGAAGAAGAAAAAATTTTAATGGAAAATCCTGGTCGGTTTGTAATTTTCCCAATTCAGTATGATGATATTTGGGAATTTTATAAGACACATCAGGCTGCGTTTTGGACGGCAGAAGAAGTAGATTTGAGTAATGACATTAGGGATTGGGAAAAACTCACTGATAATGAAAGATATTTTATAAAAAATGTATTATCGTTTTTTGCGGCATCAGATGGTATTGTGAATGAAAATTTGGCGGAGAACTTTGTTAAAGAAGTCCAATATCCGGAGGCCAAATTCTTTTATGGATTTCAGATTATGATGGAGAATATCCATTCTCTGATGTATTCATTATTGATTGATACTTATGTATCTGATCCAAAGGAAAAAGATGAATGTTTCAATGCGATTGATAGATTACCGGCAGTGCAAAAGAAAGCAAGTTGGGCTTTGAATTGGATTAAGAATAGTTCTTTCCAAGAAAGGCTTGTAGCGTTTGCGGCGGTTGAGGGTATATTCTTTTCGGGTTCATTCTGTTCAATATTTTGGTTGAAATCAAGAGGATTAATGCAAGGTTTGTGTAACGCAAATGCTTTGATCTTTAAGGATGAAAATCTTCATACTGACTTCGCGATTCATTTGTTGAATAATCATATTGATAATAAACCAAGTGATAAAAGAATAAAAGAAATCTTGTTATCGGCTTTGGAGATTGAAAAGGAATTCATCACAGAATCATTGCCAGTATCGATGATAGGTATGAATTCAAATTTGATGAAACAATATTTGGAATTTGTGACAGACCAACTTTTGGTAAAACTTGGATGTGGTAAGCACTTTAATGTTGAGCAACCATTCAAGTTTATGGAACAAATTGCGGTTGAAACTAAAGGTAATTTCTTTGAATCGAGAACAATTGAATATCAAAAAGCAAAACTTGGTGAAGAGTTAAATTTCACCGACGATTTCTAAAAACCAATAATTATGATGTCATTAAAAATTAAGAAAAGAATCGGAGAAGAGGTTCCGTTTAATCCTCAAAAGATATATAATCGGATAAAGAGGGCGGCTAAAGGATTGAATGTAAATTCAGATGAAATTTTCATTAAGGTAATTACATCAGTTCCCACCGAAGGATTGGTAACCACCAAAGAATTGGATAAGCTTATATCAGAAATTGCTGCGTCATATACGGGTAGTCATCACGACTACTCTAGACTTGCGGCTAGTGTTGCGGTCTCATCACATCATAAAGAAACTGATGAAAGTTTCAGTCGTACTATGATTAAATTGAATGAAGAAGGTATTGTTAATGATAAAGTTATTGAATTAATAAAAACTTGGGGTGAAGTTGAAATCGATAGTGTTATAAATCACGATAATGATTTTAATTTCGACTATTTTGGGTGGAGATCATTATATGAGATGTATCTTTTAAGGGACTCTAATGGAGTTGTAATAGAAAGACCACAACATATGTATATGAGGGTGGCATTATGGGTAACCGACTCGTTTGAAGATGCGGTGGATTACTATAATTCCTTATCTAGTCAGTTGGTGTCAAAAGCGACACCAATTATGATAAATTCTGGTACAAAAATTCCTCAACTGGCATCTTGTGTTCTTCATTATAATAATGAAGATTCAAGGGAAGGACTGCTTGCAAGTTTGAACGATATCTCAACTTATTCTGCGGATGCGGCAGGTATTGGATTGTCAGTATCCAATATTAGAAGTAAAGAAAGTAGAATTAAAACATCAGGAGGTTATGCTGGTGGTGTATTGAAATATCTTAAAATTGTTAATGAATCTTTAAGATTTTTTAATCAACAGGGTAGAAGACCTGGTAGCGCGGCCATTTATATGGAACCTTGGCATAAAGATATATTCGACTTGTTGGATATTAAGAAAAACACAGGAGCCGAAGAATTGAGAGCTAGAGATTTATTCACATCTATTTGGATACCTGACAACTTTATGCGTGCTGTGAAGAATGACCAAGAATGGTATTTATTTTGTCCTAACGATATCAAAAAAGCTGGTCTTAAACCATTACAAGATTGTTACGGTGAAGAATATGAATCTGTTTATCAGCAAGCGGTTGAATTGGGAATTGGTAAGAAAGTGAAAGCTCAAACAGTTTGGAATAAAATTGTTGAATCACAAATCGAAACAGGCGTTCCATATCTTTGTTCAAAAGATAACGCCAATAGAAAGACCAACCATCAAAATATTGGGGTGATAAAACAATCGAATTTGTGTAATGAAATTTATCAATACACAGATGAGAAAACTACTGCAATATGTACATTATCGTCTATGGTTCTTAAGAATTATATTGTTGATGGAAAATTCGATTTCCAGCTGTTGTTTAACGAAACCAGAAAAGTTGTTAGATCATTAAACAAAGTTATTGATATTAATAGTTATTCGACCAAAAAAGGAGAAAAAGGTGGATTAGAACAAAGAGCAATTGCGATCGGTGTTCAAGGACTTGCAGATGTGTTTTATATTCTCGATTATATTTTTACTTCTGATGAGGCAAGGAATCTAAACAAACATATTTTTGAAACAATATATTTTGCGGCGATTACAGAAAGTATGGAATTATGTAAGTCATCAAAATATAAACCATATCAATACTTCAAAGGATCTCCAATGTCAAAGGGTGTGTTTCAATTTGATATGTGGGGTTTAGACAAATCAGATTTATCAGGTATGTATGATTGGGATAAACTGAAAGAAGAAGTTATGACACACGGAGTGTGTAATTCTTTATTCACGGCTCAAATGCCAGTTGCGTCTTCTGCTAAAATTACTGGATCATTTGAGATGACAGAACCGGCACATTCAGCATTATTCAATCGTAGAGTGGTTGGTGGTGAAATTCTGATAGTAAATAAGTATTTGATTAATGACTTTGAAAAGTTAGGTATTTGGTGTGAAGATTTGAAAAATGAAATCATTATGAATGATGGGTCAATTCAAAATATTAACTTTAATAGTTATCTTGATTCAGAGGATAAAAACTATTTGAAAAAAGTTAAACGAATAGAACATCTCATTCCAAAATACAAAACTATTTGGGAAATATCTCAAAGAGAATTAATTGATATGGCAGCTGAAAGAGCACCATTTATTGATCAATCTCAATCAATGAACATATATATGGCAAACCCAACATTGTCTAAAATTACTTCATCTCATTTTCACGGTTGGCAAAAAGGATTAAAAACCTTATGTTATTATGTTAGAACTAGAGCGGTATCCACAGGTGCTAAACATTTGGCGGTTGATATATCGAAGGTAAATACTCCTACAAAACCAAAAATTGATGAAGTACTTAAAACTACAACATCGAGGCCGGAGGATTCTCCTTTTGAATGTTTTGGGTGTAGTTCATAGAAATAACGACAAAAATCACGACATAATGTCGTGATTTTGTTTTTTTATGTATTTATCATAATAAATAACTTATGGCAGCAGGAAGAACCTACGGTATTAATTTCCCATTTAGGGATTCAACAAGGGGTGATTACTTACAGCTGACTGAAACAGAGGCTGAAGAAATCAAAGCAGATTTAATTCATCTTCTTTTAACAAGAAAGGGATCAAGATATTATTTACCTGACTTTGGAACTAGACTGTATGAATTTTTATTTGAACCATTTGATGGACTTACATTTAGTGCGATAGAATCTGACATTCGTGATGCGGTTGAAAAGTATATGCCAAATTTGTTATTAAATAGTGTAACTATATCACCGGCGGATATAACAAGTGAAGTTGATGGTCAAACTGGCGAAAATATTGCCGGGCCTAGTGATATCAGTATATATAGATTTCCAGGTAAGGGGACATCAGAATATACCGCAAAAGTAAGAATTGACTACTCTAATAATAGGAGTACTTTCTCTCAAAGCGATTTTGTAATTATAAATATTTAATCAAATGGCAAATAGAAATATATCATATACAACAAGAGATTACCAAGCGATACGAACCGAATTGGTAAATTATGTGAGAACTTATTATCCTGAATTAATACAGGATTTTAATGATGCTTCAGTATTCTCTGTATTTTTGGATTTGAACGCAGCTGTCACAGATAATCTACATTATCATATAGATAGAAGTATTCAAGAAACTGTGTTACAATATGCACAACAAAAATCATCTGTCTATAATATTGCGAGAACCTATGGATTAAAAATACCAGGACAAAGACCATCTGTTGCGTTAGTTGATTTCTCGATTACCGTTCCGGCTTTTGGGGATAAAGAAGACGAAAGATATCTTGGAGTATTAGCAAGAGGATCTCAAGTTGTTGGAGCTGGTATTGTTTTTGAAAATGTTACCGATGTAGATTTTGCATCTCCATATAATTCACAAGGATTTCCGAATAGATTGAAAATACCTAACTTCAATGCTAATGGTGTTTTAGTTAATTATACTATCACAAAACGAGAAGTAGTTGTTAATGGTATTACAAAAGTTTTTAAACAAGTTATTACACCAAATGATGTTAGACCATTCTATGAACTCTTTTTACCTGAAAAGAATGTTTTAGGTATTACTAGTGTGTTATTAAAAAGTGGTACTGATTATACAAATATACCTACCGTGTCCGAATTTTTGGGGGTGCAAAACAGATGGTATGAAGTAGACGCTTTGGCGGAGGATAGAATATTCATAGAAGATCCGACTAAAGTTTCAGACCAACCAGGAATAAAAGTAGGAAGGTATATACAAACACAAAATAGGTTTATTTCTGAATTTACACCTGAAGGTTTCAAGAAAATAACTTTTGGTGGGGGAACAAATACTGCACAGGATGCTTTGAACCAATTTACCACACTAGGGGTGACTTTAGACCTACAAAGATATTCAAATAATTTTTCACTTGGTTCAACCTTAACACCTAATTCTACTTTATTTATACAATACAGAGTTGGTGGGGGATTGGCGTCAAATCTTGGCACTAATGTGATTAATTCAATAGGAACTGTATCATTTTTTGTAAATGGGCCATCTGAATTAACTAACTCCTCTGTTATAAATTCTTTAAGATGTAATAATGTCACTGCTGCGATTGGAGGTGCTGGAGTTCCTTCGTTGGAAGAAGTTAGGAATTATGTGTCTTTTAATTTTGCCGCACAAAAAAGAGCAGTTACTGTACAAGATTATGAGGCGATTTTAAGAACTATGCCGGCAGAATATGGTGCACCTGCAAAAGTTTCTATAACAGAGAACAATAATAAAATTATTATTCAGATGTTATCTTATGATACATCTGGAAAACTTACACCAATAATTTCAAATACTTTGAAACAAAATGTTGCTACATATCTATCAAATTATAGGATGATAAATGATTATATATCTATTATATCTGCTGAAGTTATAGATTTGAGTATAGATGTTTCAATAGTTTTAGATTCCGCACAAAATTCCGGACAAGTAATATCTACCGTAATAGATAGAATTTCAACATATTTAGATCCTCAAAATAGACAACTTGGACAAAATGTTTATTTGTCTGAATTACAAAGTATAATACAAAATCAAAATGGTGTCCTAACTGTTGCTGGTATAAGTGTGTTTAATAATGTTGGAGGACAATACTCATCATCTGAAACATCTATGGAATATTCGGATCCTGTAACAAAACAAATTAAACCTGTTGATGATACTATATTTGCTCAACCATCTCAAGTTTATCAAGTTAGATATCCAAATAAAGATATTAGAGTTTCTGTTAAAAATTTCCAATCAATAACTTTTTCTTAATTCACATATGAATACTTTAATCTATAATTATTATTTGGTGAAATTTTGAAAAACACCACCTAAACTATTTATAAATTAAAGTGAATACATGGGTGATTCTTATAGGATAAGAACACAAGTTGGTATCAATAAAACTATAAATGTACAACTTGACCAAGATTATGAATTTTTAGAGATTTTATCTTTGAAAATTCAACAGTCAGAAATATACAATCGTAATTGTTCTGACTATGGTGTTTTAGTTGGTAGAGTTACTGCCAATAATGGACTTGGGATACCAAATGCAAGGGTTTCTATGTTTATACCTATTGATTCGATTGATGAATCAAATCCGATAATTCAAAGTATATATCCTTATAAGTCACCTACTGACAAAAATGAAGATGGTTATAGATATAATCTTCTTCCATATGAAAAATCATATGAATCACATGCTGCGACTGGTACATTTCCATCAAGAATCGACGCTTTAACCGCTTCTACTGCGGTACAAATTTACGACAAATATTACAAATTTACTGCTAGAACTAATGAAAGTGGTGATTATATGATTATGGGAATACCTCTTGGTTATCAGACAATAGTGATGGATGTTGATTTGTCTGATATAGGAGAATTTTCTTTGACTCCACAAGATTTAATACGAATGGGTTTAGCGACCGAAACACAGGTTAGTGGGGATAGATTTAGAACATCGGAAGATTTGAACTCATTACCACAAATCATTAATTTAGTTAAATCTATTGATATATCTCCATTTTGGGGGGATCCGACTGTTTGTGAGATTGCTGTTAATAGGTTAGATTTTGATTTGAGAAATGAGGCTAATATAGACATTCAACCTACGGCAATATTTATGGGGTCTATATATTCATCACCAGACAATGTTAGTGTTAAACCTGGTAGTCAAATTTTAAATTTACCTTTTTTTCATGCTAAAGTTAACGCAAATTTAGGTAATTTGTGTCAGTTAACAACTGGACCTGGTCAAATACTTGCGATAAGACAGACAATTGTACAAGATAATGAGGGTAATCCAATTTTAGAACAACATAGATTAGATAATTCAGGTAATGTAATAGATACAGATGGAACATGGATTGTGGAATTACCTATGAATTTGGAATATGTTATAACTAATGAGTTTGGTGAAAAAATAATTTCTTACGACCCAACAATAGGAATTCCAACCAAATCTAAATATAGATTCAAAATTAAATGGAAACAACCAAACACCTTATCACAACAAACCAAAAGAGCGTATTATCTTGTCCCTAATATTCGTGAATACGGATGGGTGAATCCTTCAACAGACCCAAACACATTAAATAACACAGACGATACATTAGGTAGTAGTTATTACTTTGGGTTGGATTGGTCAGGATATACGAACGGGTTTTTTGGTAGTAGAAAACAACAGAGAACTCAAGATATTATAAATTGTGATGACACATTTTATGAGTTTTATTATAATAAAGTTTATACTGTTACTTCTTTAATTGACCAATATTCATCAATATCACTTTTTGGTAATGTACGGTCTAGTTTTATAGGAATTAAACAAATACAAAATCAAAGTTGTAGGGGAAATATTAATACCTACCCTGTAAATGAAGGTTTCCAAAATTATGTTTCGGCAGAAAATTCGTTCGGGTTTTTCATAACCTATGCTATAATGTTATCTTTACTTGTTTCATTACATGCAATTTTTGCGGTTATAACAATAATAATGTTAGTGATTTGTGGATTAACCTTTGGATTAGTTTGTGAATTTCAAATTATAAAGGGTATAAAATTACCTATGATTTCATATCCATCGTGTGAATCTTGTAAGTGTGATAATAGTGATATATTAACTGAATCTATTGGTGCGGGTACTAATGGAGTTCTAACTTTTGTATCAAATCCTGACACATATTTGGACAAATTATCTAATACAATTTATAATCAATCTATTGTAATTGATGAAGATGTTGATTCGGCTACATCAATTTTTTCACAAGCAATTGCAGGAAACACAACAATATCGGCCGATCAAGAACTATTCAAAGCGCCAAAATCTAATGTTGTTACATTTTCAGAAAATAATGATGACCATTTTGCTTATTCTGACTCATTAACTTTAGGGGAAAGAATAAATATTTTTAATACTAGACCATCTTATTTTTCTGGTGTAAACAAAATAGGGGTTACATTTTCTGTTCAAAATAATCCTGGAAAAATACATTATGATAATACTCTTACCTTATTATCGAATAGATTTTATAATTCAGGTCAATTACTAACTTCTGTTGATCCATTAACTACAAGTGATCCTAATGTTAAAGTAGTAACAAGTGCGGTTACAAATGGAATAACCGGAACAACAATTTCATCTCCATCAATTATTAATGTTTCATATGCCATTTCACAGTTACAGAATTCTGCACCTGTATCCTATAATTTACCGGCAGGTTCTACAATTACGACCCAATCGTATCCTATGGATAGGGAGTACTACCAAGTTGTAACTGCGATAACTGTAAGTGATGCTATAAGTTTATGGAACACAGGTACAACACAACATTTCCCAAATATTTTGAATGAAATCAGTGAGATTTATTTGGCGAAAAAAGGTATTCTTTTTTATGGAAATACTAACGACTCACCATATCAGTTTAATCCTTTTGAATTAATAGATAATATTGAGGATAAATATATTTTAATATTGCAGAGAGGGGTTGACCCATATTCACCAAAGTATGTAAATGAATACAAAATAGGGAATCTTTTAGGCCTTAATATGGATGATATTGTATTAACTGCAAATACAAGAGTTAATATTCCAGTACAAAAATTAGATTTTAGTAATAGGTCAGTTCAAGAGTTTAATCAAAATGAGATGTTTTATTCGTCTTATTTTTTTACGCCAGGAAACGAATATTCGGGTTACACATCAACAAGTTTGGGGTACTATGGAGCTTTAGACGCTCCTTACAGTTATCCTTCATCATATTTAAATGATGTTACGATTGACGGTGTTCAATCTCTTGTGTCTAAAACAAGTAATTCATTTTTTTCTAATGTGATTAATGCATCCAAATATGATTTATCTGAAGATATTTCTGGTGCGTCATTCATATATTTTAATAAAGATGCATATATACTTGCGGCTTTTTCTACTTTTAGTTATGGTGATTTAGATTACCACTATTTTACACCTAACGCTTATCTTTATTTTAAAGATAATCCTATCAGTTTATCAAACAAATTAAAAAATGTTATGAGAACTGATAGACTACCTTCATCTGATAAACTTAACGGTGAAAGTTGGGGTACTAATCCTGCTTTATTACAACAGAATAATAATTTTACATTTTATACTGTAAATGAGACTAATGTTGATGGTAGTATTTCATGGGGAGAATCTGCTTTTCAACAAGAAAGTGTGGACATAAATGGGTTACCGTATTCTACTAAAATTATTGAAACATTTGGGTGTTCTAATATGGTTGATTTGGATTGTTATGAAGGATTTGGTTCCAATTTTAGAATTAAACCACAATGTTTAGATAAAGAAGATGAAGGTATTTTTTCACAAATAGGTACATCAGTACAAAATGGATGTTATGTTTTCTTAAGAAGACCTGGATTTGATATAGGTAAAGATATTGATAATCTAGCAGAATGGTATGCAAGATATAATTTTATGAATGCGTTATGTCAACAAGTAATTTCTCAATCTTTTACTAACAATTGGGTAAATGGTTCTTTATTTACTTACCCGATACAAGTAACCACAAAATTTAATTCAAATAATCAACCTGTATCAAAATATCCGAACGAACTTATTTATTTTGATAAAAATACTTCGAATTTTTATTATCGTAGTAGTCCGTATCTTGATTTGACTGATAAATTTATAGGGAGACAATCATCAGGAATCAATCAAAGAAATCTTTTGTTCCCAACAACAATAGTTGATTTGGGGATAAAAAGTAAATTTTACCAAGAACTGATTTTAGAGGCGTATGCTAAATCTTATATAATACCTTATTTAACATCAACATCTTACGGAGAAACTTCTGACTTAATTAATCTGTTTGCAATATCAAGATTGATAAATTCTGGATTTTTACAAAATTTATTACAAGTAGGGGGATCATCGGTCAATTCTCTATTTGATAGAACACCATCTTCACCTTATTTAAGAGTAGATGCTGACTTAATTCAACTAATGTCAATAAATTCAGAAATTGGTGTTCAAAAGTTTTCGACTGAATTTTATGATGTTGACACTAGTGTGCCACCAGTACAAGTATTATCTGATGGTTCAGATAGTGTAATGGCGATATGGTTTTCTTCTAATACAGAGGACTTACAAATCAGAGATTATTTGACACCAGGAAGCTTAAACTTTACCACTAATAGTGGACAAAATAGTTTCAACTACAAATACGGTATTAAATCTCAAACAGTTCCATTTTATAGGTGGGGTTTGAATGGAAACAACATATTTGGAAGTCAATATAACAATTGGAGAACAAACATGAATGATATTTTCAGTAAAAAATACCAATCTTTAGATAGAACAGAAGTTGTTAATCCTGGATACTTTCAAAGTTCAACAGTACCTCAAAATAATCTTTCTTTGAGAAGAGGTTACATTTATAGTACTGATGAAAATGGTGTTTATTCTGACCAAAAGGCGATGTTTGATAATTTTTTAGTTGGGGCTCCGTTTCATTTTTATTTTGGAATTAAAGAAGGTGCTACTGCGATAGATAAATTCAAAAGTAAGTATTTGTCTGATGAATAAATATACTATCATACCGAGTTCATTTAGTTATAAGTTGTCACCAATTGTTGACCAAGAATTAACTATTTCACTTGATTCTCAAAATCAAGAATTAGTTGAATATGATAGAAGTGCGACTATAAGCTTGGAACAAGTTTATGATGATGAAAGGCAGTCCTGTACTGTATTTAGACCAACATTTAAAGTTAATTATTTATATGCTAACACAATAACTGGCACTACCGATTATTTACCCTTTCAATATAATCTGTATTATGTTGACCAAATTGAATCGGCGGTTAGTGGTGTTTGGAAGGGTTATCCACAGTATTATGAATTTGATTTCTTTAGACCTAGTATTGTTGATAATCATTTAGATTATAGAAGTGTTAGCGCTTATTCGTACAATTGGAATTATTACATAACTTATGCGTCAGAAAATGACGGTGATAAAAAAATGTCATATAGTTCTGCTCCTATTGGAAATATAAATTGGGATGCAAAAGATGGAATTCCATTTTCATTATTAAATACAACACTAAATGGAAAACCGATAATTCAATTTCAGTGTATTGCTCCGCATGGATTATCAGTTGGGGAATATGTTGAATTGTCTTTTTATTATACTAATAAGAATATATTTCAGGTGTACAGTTTGGGTAATGGCATGTTTGATAGTGAATCAAATATGTTTTCAATAATTAATGTTGGATATACTGGTACCACATTCAATAATGGTAAAACAGGGACATTCAAAAGAATAATTAATCCAAGTAATTTAGAGGAGACCAAATCTAAATATTATGTTAGAAGACATAAAGTTTTAACTAATGTTGGAGATGTATCTGCAATCAAAAATGGATTTGAAATAAATGCTTTTAAAGAGGAAAAAAAGTTTGAATTTGCACCCATAACTCCGAATAATAAATCTAGAATATCACAAAAAACAAGTAGTAATTCATATAATTTTACGGTTGAAAGGGATATTGATTTGGAGGGTTTAATAGACAATCAGAATAGACCAATAACAGAACTTTATTTGTCTATAATTAATAGAGGATATACAGGATACTTCAATTATCCCACAAATGGTATTGGATTAAAACAAGGATGGGCTTTCAATATTACAACATCACCAAATTCTTGGTGGGATGGAACAAATGTAAATTCCAATACAAATATTGGTGTTAATTCATATACTAAAACAAATGGAACTACCAAAACATTTTATTATAATAAAGAATTACAGGTCGGTGATTTAATCGACGGTGATTTTTGTGAATGGAATGATTATGAACAAAAAGAAAGAGTTATATCTAACTATTACCAAAAGATAAAATTTAATCAAAGTGTCTTTCAAACAGTACAAAATCCATCTACAAATAGTTTGGGATATTATTATATGCCACATAATAAGATGACAATACGAGTTTTCTCTGATTATATTGAAACGACAAATTCTGACGAAGTATTATTTGTTCCAAAGTATGCGTTTTATTCAAAGGCAGATGCAAGTTTTAGATGGAGGGATTTATATACATATGGATTTATTGATAATTTAGGAAGAGGAGTTGATTATCCATATTTGAATAACGCACAATACCCTTTTCAGAATGTGATATTTAGATTAATACCTGAAGGTTATAATCAAAGTTATAATATGGGTGCCGACTTTGCGGTTAAACCTTTAATTGACGGATGTGAATAAAGTAGTTATTAGACAAAATGGATTCATAGACAAAAGTCTAAATATACCTATTGAGTTAAAATGGGACTTTACTGGTGTTGATGATGCTTTGGATGAATTTGAGAATAAAGTAGTTAATGATGTTATTGGGAGAGGGTACGATTTTGAGGTTACAAGATTTGGACATGCTCCTGACACTGGATCAACTATGAGTACTGAATTAAATTATGAATTTTATTTTTATTCTGCGGGTTCAACTAGTACTATTTCAAATTGGGGTAATAACTACATAAGTGATGGATTTACACCACAAGAAATATATTATTATGAGAATAATTTTGCAAACTCATTTTTCAAATTGGATTTATATGACACTTTAGATGAAAAAAGACAGAAAAATTATATAACAATTATTTTACCAACCCAACAAGGTTTGAAAATGAGTGCATATATGCAAACACAACTTGTTGAAATAAAAAAACCAAAATTCATTTTAGATTATATAGGAGACAAAGAAGGTTTTTTTATTTACTGGTTAAAGAGTAGAAAATTTTTAGATATTACTACATTTTATATGACTGCGAAATTCTTCAATGCTAAAACAGGTAAGTTTAGTAAGATGATGACAGGTAGGTTACCTTGTGATCAAAGTGGGTTACCTGTTGCTTTGAGAGATACTACTAATCCATCACAAGGATGTTTCAGTGGAGATGTAACAAATTTTGATAATGCGAAACATTTCTATTATACGGTTCAGTTAGATTATAATACACAAACATATCAGATACTTAACAATAACGGACAAAGATTGGGAACGACAATACCCATAAAATGGTTTGAATATGTAAATCCATAATGACTCAAGACTATTACAAATTTATAGTATCTCCTGAAACAATCAAAGGTGATTTATCTGTTGTTGATTACAAAGGAGAAAAAGTTGGTGTATATTCGGGTATGACCCAGGTTGTTAGTTCAGGACCAAATGGGTCTTCTACATTAACTGGATTGACTGTTAATATTTTATTAAGGGAGAATACTGTTGATTGTGGTTATTACAGTCCATTTGATGGGGCTATATTACAGAAAGATGTGGTAACAAACTTTATATTTTCGGCGACAACAGGTGACCCATATACTTGGTATGTTTATAATACCTCTGGTGAATTTGAAAAGTTTTTGGAGTTATCGGTTTATACCATAAATTGGGGTGACGGATCTCCATCGCAAGTTATTAACACATTTACACCTAATTATTTATCACACATATATCCTCAAGCATCACGAACATACACTATTACACTACAACAGCAAAATCCTTGGGGTATAACAAAAGTTCAAAAAACTATCACAACACCTTTTGTTGATGTACAAATACCAAATCCGCAAGGAACGGCATATTTTATACCTTTAGGGGGTAGTTGGTCAGCAACTCCTGTATCTTATAATTATATTTTTTCAGGTGACGCTGTGAATGTAGTTTCGGCACAAACATCAAATGATTATGTGCAAGTACCATATACAATATCAGGTTTGACAAAATCTAGAGTTCAAGAACTTGCTCAATATGGAAAACCAAAGTATCAAGTAGGGGTTCCTGTGATTGCTAACGGTCAAATTTGGGGGGCTATTACAGATATGAATGATGTATTCACTGCATACACAATTAATCAAGTAAATTATTATGATTATAATAATGGTTTAACCTTATTTTTTGAACCATCGTCAGGATTTACTGAAAATAATTTAACTGCGGTTCCGATAACTAAAGAGGAAGTATTATTAAAAGTTATAGATCAACCACAAATTCAGACAAATGTTTTCGTAGAGAGGGGTAAAAATAGTGCATACGAAAGAATACAAAGATTGGGTGAGGTGGATAATTTGGCGGATATGTTGAACTACGGATATAATTTTTATAATGTTGAAAACAAGCAATAAACTATTTATATATGTTATGACTAAAGTTTTCCAAAAAAATTGTCCAGTTTGTGGTGAAATACAACAATACTCTACGAAGAATAGATTGAATTGTTCTATTAGAGAAAATTGGATTTGTAACAAATGTTCATCAGAAAAGAAAAAAAAAATAATCAATTAATCGAAAAGTTATGAACCATTATAATGGAATTGATAATAAGAGAACAAATAGTTCTATAAACATATATGAATTAAAATTATAAAATAGTGTCGACGGGAGTATATGGAACAATAAGAGCCAGCGATGTTTCTCCGAGCGATGTAGAGATAATTATGACCTACACACCAACGAGAGACGCTACTGATGAATTTATTCTAACAAAGTTAGATGCGCCAACAATATTAAGACCATATTTTGCTAATACAGAGACAGGTGGTAACGCTGGTGTTGAAGTATTAGGTGGATTATATAATTTAACTTTACCGGCAGGTCAATTTAATGCTTTGGGAATATATACTTTGTATGTAAGACCAAAAGAAATCAGAACATCAATTACAGATTGTGGTGTTTTGAGTGCTTTACCTAATGTCAAAGGAATAATTATAGATTTGGCTAATGTACCATCAGACTCATTAAATAAGTTTGTTCCACAAGGATTAGTTGGTTTTAGAATTGAATATCTCAATCCTGACGGTTCAAAAATTCCAAACTTTTTCAGAATAATAACTTCTTGTTTTTATTGTGAGCCAGTTGTGACAAATGAGGTTAATACAACCCAAAAGGCGATCAGATATAGATATGTTCAATCAAATTCTAATTTATTATTCTGTACGGTTTCACCATCATCATCGCCAACAAATAATCCTAATGCAACACCATACATAGGACAACCTAGTCAAAATATTATAATAACAAATACTTTTTTCAATCCGGTTTCGATAGAAGTAGAAATGGTGGAATACGATGTGTCATCATTGGCGATTGCTCTTTATGGTAATCAGACCAAGTCTATTGATGATGGTATTTACACAATATATGACTCTCAAAATAACATTTACAGACAATATAATCTCTATGAAATTAGAGACCAATTTAACGCTTTATTATATGAAGTAAGACAAGATAGAGGTAATAATATAGATTTCAGTAAAAATTTCACAAACATAACTAGTTAATGGCGGTAAATATAGACAGGACAAAATATTTTTATCCACCTCAACCAGGAAACGGAGCGGGTGCCTTCTCTGATGACATAGTTGGATTACAGACTGTCACAGGAGGAGGTTTAACGCAAGGAAATTTTGAATTTACCACATCTGTTACTGAAAAAGTTAATAGGAATTTTAATGTAGGTGCGTTTTCAGAACCTATGAATCTGAACTCTATGAATATAGAGGATTTAACGGAAAGTAGGAGAATAATTGCGACTCAATTCAGAGTATATCCAAATTATGATGTATCGCAGGTATTGAATTTCTCTATGTATGGGTCATTAAACAAAAGGTTTAGTGTATCCGTTACAAAAATTATAAATCAGTTTCCTGCAGCACTTGAAGTTGTTTATTTAAATTCTGATTTCACCACAGGATATACTGCGGAGAATATATATTATGATGTTGTAAATGATGAGACATATTTTGAGGTAAATGTTGATAGACTTAAAAATCCGTTTGACATAGATTACACTATAAATGCAACCACAAATTTATCGTATAGAGAAATTGAAGTATCCAAATATAGAAATTTATATAATACTTATTTGGATTATTGTATATCAATAAATGATAATATATATAATATAATTTCATTTACTCCTACAAATACGTCTACTAGTGGAAATCTAAAATTCTATGTTTCGGGTAGTCCATTTGGTGGTTCTGTTTCGGATACAGTATCCGAATATCAAATTAGACCAAATGATTTTATTGTTGATAAAGTTTTTGCAGAAAACTTTGATGAAGTAGAGAAGTTTTTACTAAACAGACTTATACGACCTGAATATACTGCAGTATTCCAAGTTCCTGAACAAGATATATCAGGTCAGTTTTATACATTATATAAAGAAGTTACTTGGCCAAAAGATGGATTTTGGAATTTAGATATTAGGTCATATGCGTTTGATAGTTATTTGGAAGAGTTGGGTGCAATTGCGGAAAATTTAGATTCGTTTAAAACAAATTTAATATCCAGATTTCTCATTACAGATTCACTTAAAGAATTTGATACACTCGGACAAAAAGTTGAGAAAATATTTCAAATATACGGAAGAAGTTTTGACCAAGTAAAACAATTCATTGATGCGTTGGCATATATGAATTCAGTTAATTACAATCCAGGTAATGATATCCCATCACAACTTTTAGTTAATTTATCGCAAACTTTGGGGTGGTCATCTAATTTTTCACCTATTACTGATGAAGATTTTTTAAGTTCAGTATTTGGAAATACAAATACACCTACATATCCAGGATATGCTCGAGCGTTAACTCCGACTGAATTAAATTATGCATTTTATCGAAATTTAATTTTGAATTCGGCGTATCTTTTTAAGTCAAAGGGTACACGAAGGTCTGTTGAGTTTCTTATGAGATTGATAGGTGCGCCGGAATCTTTGGTTGAATTTAATGAACATATTTATTTGGCCGACCAAAAGATTAATTTAGACCAATTCTATATACAATGGGCTCAAATATCAGGTGGCACCTATGTTGAAAAAACGCCGGATTATGTGACTGGAGATTTTTATAAAATTAAGGGTCAAATTTTTACTGCAATTACCACAAGTACCGCATATCAAGATGTCACAATAACTTTGGAGGAATATCCTATGGATAGTCAGGGATATCCTAAAGCACCTATTAATACTGAAGATTACTATTTTCAAATAGGAGCGGGATGGTATGAATCAACACCACAACATAGAAGTCCTGATGAGGTACAATTAACGGGTTTGGTTTATACAGGACAAAATTACGATATACAAACTCAACTACAACCATTTACTTACGGTCAAATTTATCTTGATAGATTTAGAGACTTTCCTTATATGAATGAAGGATTTAAGTTAAGAAAAATTGTTGATAATAATAAATCATGGCTATCAGATGATGATAAATTAAGAATATCAAATCAAGCGGATTATAACGCTTATTACTTTATAGATAATGAAAAATTAGTTTTAAATGTTAAGAATGTTGATTTATACTTAAATCCTGGACAAGGTTTAGTGTATGATGTGTGGGAGCAATCTAGATTATATGATTATCCAATACCAGAAACTGGTTTAACTGTTAATTATCCTGTACCTGGTGGTGTAGATTCTACATTTGTAAACCCTGAACCAAAAAAGAAAACGTTCTTTGAATTTTCTCAAACATTTTGGGAAAATATGGTAAATGTTAGAAATAGACAATACATAACAGATGGTAAAACAGGTGGTTATCCTACATTACAATCAATTTGGTGGAAATATATAGAGTCCGAAGAAACTGTTGGAATACCTACAAACAAATATACATATCAAAAATTAATTGATTATGTAAATGGTTTGGGCCCATATTGGATGAAGTTAGTAGAACAAATGATTCCTGCGACAACAATATGGAATACAGGTACAAGGTTTGAAAATTCGGTATTACACAAGCAGAAATTTGTTTATAGGAGACAACGAGGATGTCAATTTGTTCCGGTTCCCGTAGACCCTTGTTATATTATATCAAGTATTTTTGATTATACGTGTGCATCTGAATTTGTTGAGTTTTATATATATCCATGGCTAAATGGAGATACCACGGTATCAAATTTCCAAAGTATTTTAACAAACAGAATCAATTCATTTTTGGCGTCCAGTGGATTAACTTTAAATGATTGTATCCAAGAATCCGTATCAACGACATGGTTTGTTGATTTGAAAATTGGTACTAATCAAATAATACTAGAACCTTTTTATGTGGGATACGGAATAAATGATGTGCCGACTAATAATATGTGGAGAAATACTTTGATTAATTATTTATCAAATCTGAATAATTTTAATTTTGGTTATTCTCTTAATGGAAACTTATTAACAATAAATGGATTAACTATGACACCGAGAAATTTAAATCAAATATTAAATTTAAATGTTGGTATCAGTCTAAATATAAATTGTAATTGATATAATGGCAAGTTTTAATTATGATATTTCAGTTACAGGAGATTGCTCTAATACTAGTAGTGGGGCAATTACATTATTTTTGTATGGGGGTACGCCACCTTACACTGTAGAATGGATTTCACCATACACTGGTACATCTATTGGAGTTTTAACTCCAGTAACTATAAGTGGTTTATCTGGAGACACATACATAGTTAGGGTTAACGATTCAACGTTACCCGTAAATTTAGAATATTACATAAATATACCGGTTTCGAGTGGTGTTTTAGGTTCAATTGTTGAAGTTCAGGATACTACTTGTGATGAAAATAATGGATACGTAATTGCAACATCAACATCAAATTTTTCATCAACAAATTTTTATTTATATGACACTTCAGATGTCTATATCTCATCTGCAATAACAAATACATCTGAAGTTGAATTTACAAATTTAACTGCGGGTACTTACTATGTGTTAGTTCAAGATATAGGGGGATGTACTGCAAAAACACAAGATTTTATAATACAAGAATCTACACCATTAGATTTCGGGTTATATGTTGTTCCAAATTCTTCATGTGGAACTCAACCGCTAGGTAAGATATATATCACAGGAATTACAGGTACGCCACCATATACTTATCTTTGGAGTAATAGTTTAACGGGTTCATCAATCACAGGATTGACTAGTGGTGTTTATTCTGCAACTGTAACTGATGCTCTCGGATGTTCTGTATCTAAAACAGGTACAATAACAGATGTAGATCCCGTTGGGTTAGGACAATTTATTGCGATACCGCCTACTTGTTTAAATAATGATGGTAGTTTAACGATACAAATCACTGGAGGTACCGAACCGTTTTATTACTCGGCATCAACAGGATATTACATAATATCATATAGTAGGGAACTCACTTTAACAGGTTTAACGGCTGGTCCGTATACTTTTAATGTAACGGATGTTGCGTTATGTAATTTTCAGGCAAGTGCCTTTTTATCTTCACCTGAAGGTATAGATTCGGTGACTGTCTCAACAGTCAATTCTAGTTGTTATAGTAATGATGGGGTAATAACTGTGAATTTAGTTGGAGGCACTGCGCCATACATTTATACTTTGGTGTATCCAGATAGTTCAACACAAAATATTACCTCTAGTTTATTGAATTATTCATTTTCAAATCTATCAGCAGGAACATACACAGTTTTTGTACAAGACGCGAATTTATGTTCATATTCTGAAGAAGTTATTTTAATTACAAGTAACAAATTTACATTTACTGCTGAAACAACTGGTACAACTTGCAATTTATCAAACGGTAAGATTAATGTTTTTGTTGGCACAGGATATACATTACCGTTAACATATTCTTTGGATGACATTGAATATTATGTAGATACTAACCTAACTGCTGTTACATATACAAGTATATCATCTGGTCAACATACTTTAAAAGTAACTGATGCGACTGGATGTTACCAATCACAACAAATATTAATTACTCAAAGTAATCCATTGACTTTTTCTCTATTCTCCACTTCTTGTGGTAATGGAAATGGTGGGACTATTACGGCATTCATTTCATCTGGTAATGCACCATACACTTTTGATTGGTCAGACAACGTTGTTGGTAACCCGCAACAAATAAATGTAACTGGGTTAACCGCAGGTACATATAGTTTGACTGTTACTGATGCTAGTGGGTGTACTTTAACAAATACGACAGAGATTGTTTGTAATTCATTATACTCAAACTATCAAACTTATGTTATGGGAGGTGAGGAATTTGAAATTCAATCGCCGACTAAATGTGGGTTATTACAAATGTTAAATGAGGGGTTTGCTGATTTAACAGATACAAATTCGGGATGTGTTTTAAGTTCTGCAACTTTCACAGTTAAAGTTAGTGTTAATCCTTTGGGATTATCGACATCAAATTTATTTTATACATCGACTTCATTAGTTGATGTTCCTTCAGATGAAGAATATTTTGCAGTTGTACAAAATTTATTATTGTCAGTACCTGGTGTTGGTTATGTTAATATAGATTCTAATAATAATCAGATTATTGTCCAAACAATACCGGGAGAAACTATATTAAATGGTCAACAAATTCTAGTTGAATTGATAATTATATATGATATAAATTGTACATCATGAAACAGGTTAGAGTTGAGTCAATATCAAATGGTGAATTTCCTGTAGATGTTTACATTTCTGATGTTTATGGGAATAATACAACCTTACTTGGAACAATAGATCCGGGTCCAGTTCCACCACAAGTTTTTTATAATACGGTAATACCCGAAATATTTCAAAACGCACCACAAGTTATGATAACTTTAACCGATAACAACGGATGTGATCTTTTTAAAATAGTTGATTGTACATTTGGTTGTACATTTGAAGTTATTATTACGCCTTATGAGGTATTTGCGGTATAAAACAAAAAA